GGAGGATCGGGAGGAGGTGGTTGCGTCAATTATACATGGGCCGATTCGAGCAATGTTGCTTATGGTGGACAGGCTAAAACTGCTGGTACTGGAGATGAACACTCTCAGGGTAATCCTGGATACAAAGGAACAACTGGTTACACCCCTAATAATACTTATGCGTCTGCTGGCGGTGGTGGCGGCGCCGGTGGAAATGAAAATGGTGCTCAAGGTAACCGCACTCAGTATAGTTTTCATGGTGGATGGGGTATGTGGTCTCCATTAGCACCTCCAAATTATGGTACTCCTGGACCAGAATCTGGTAAGAGATACTTTGCCGGAGGTGGTGGTGGTGCTGCTGCTTCTGGGTATATACATCCACCTACTGGAGTTACTCCAGAACCTTATCAATCTACCCCGACCTTCTGGGACACCTTTCTTGCTCGCGCAGAGGGTGGTTATGGTGGTGGGGGTGATGGTGGTATCTCAGCCTTCAATGGATCTCCCAATACCGGTGGTGGTGGCGGTGGTATTTATGGAATTCCCTCTAATGGTAGTGGAACTTCTGGTGGTTCTGGAATCGTAATTATTGAATACCCAGCATAAATACAAAAATATAGAAATTTATATGGCACACTTTGCACGATTAGATAATAATAACAAAGTCCTAAGAGTTTCTGTTGTTGCTGATAGAATTATTCTTGATGCAAATGGTGAAGAATCTGAGGAATTGGGAATTAAACATCTCAAGAAGATTCATGGAGAAGATACCATATGGAAACAAACATCCAGAAATGGGAATTTTAGGTATACATTTGCGAGTCTAAATGGTCATTATATTCCAGAACATGATATTTTTATGGTAGAAAAACCCTATCCATCTTGGATATTGTCAGATATTAATAATGATGTTTCTAACCCTCTCTATTTTTGGAGACCTCCAATTGAAAAACCAGAATCATTACCAGATGAATCCTGGGAAGGATATTATCAGTATCAATGGGATGAAGTATTATACCAAAATGATACTTCAGATCCAAAAACAGAAGGTTGGGTTATAGAACCAATAATGGGCATAGAAATTCCGGAGGGATTAGGTCCTCAAAATCCCGAAGAAGAGTAGTATTTACATATACGGATTTTTGATATATAATATTGAATATGATATTAATTTGAATCGATATGGCTTTTCAGAGTATCTGGTATGGTAGTGCAATGCCAGAAAAACTAATTAATGTTTTTGAGGAAGATTTAAATAATAATTTTGGTGAGCAAATGGCAGACTCCAAGTTGCATGGAGATTCTCTCAACAAAGATAAAAGAAATTCAAAGAATTCCTGGGTTCCAACTTCTCATTGGACAGCAGGACTTGTTTGGCATTATGTTCAAAGAGCAAATCGTGAGAATTTTCTCTATGATATTCGTAATATTGATGGAGAGAGTATGCAGTATACTCAATATGGTGTGGGAGAGTTCTATGGGTGGCACAATGATGCCGGTCTTGCAACACATTATAAACCAGTAAGTGTTGGCAACCATCATGAAGGAAGACAGCAAGATTTTGTCAATGAAAATCTTGAATTGGTACGTAAACTTTCTTTTATTGTTCAACTTTCCGATGCTGATGAATATGAAGGCGGAAATGTTCAACTCTTAGCAGAGAATGGTAACTCTTATTTTGTTCCAAGACAGAGGGGAACTGTTGTAGTGTTTGACTCTCGTACATCTCATCGTGTTATGAAAGTTACTAAAGGTCTTCGTAAGTCTTTGGTAGGTTGGGTTGTTGGTCCACGTTGGAAGTGAGGTAAAAATGGCAGAACAAATGACAATGGAAGACGTTAAACGTCAAGAGAGATTCAGTAGCGGAACATCAAAAACAAATCACAAAGAATTTGATGAGAATGGATATCTTGTAATAAAAGATTTATGGGATCCTCAAGAACTTTATAGACCAGTTCCACCTCAAAGAGGTCAAATTAATTATTGGGGTAGGAACGACGACCAGTTTAATTATCAACCATTAGAGGGGCAAGTTGAAGGATCACTTGCTGTATATACTCATCCTCAGTATCGTTCTATTCATTCTAGTATCAGACTCAAACTTGAAAAAGTTATTGGCAAAAAGTTATATAACACTTATTATTATGATCGATATTATTTTCCCGGACAGGCATTGACTGTACATTGTGATAGAAATGCATGTGAAATTTCGGTGTCTATAAACATCAGTACAAATTTGAAAACACCTTGGCCTCTTTGGATTAAAACACCAGATACTGAAAATGGGATTGGAGAAAATAGGTCTGTAATTTTAGAACCAGGTGATGGAATACTATATAAAGGGTGTGAGCGTCCTCATTGGAGAGATCCAATGCCTACTGAATATAGTAAGACATGGTATGGTAAGAAAATAGAAAAGGAAGGACTTTATTATCATCAAGTATTCTTTCATTATGTTCTTGCAGATGGATATAGAGCACATTGTGCAAATGATAGTAGCAGGTGATGAATTATGTTTTTCAAACTTAGTAATGGTATTAAGACATTTTATAATGTTTTAAACCAAGATGAACTTGATATTATTATTAGAGAATCAATTCCTCTACTTGAAAAAATATCTCCTGGTCATCCTGGATTGCAAACCAATCCAATGTTTCATATTCACATGATGAAAAATGGAAGATATGATATTATTGATAAAATTCATAAAAGTGTTAATGTAGGCGGTTGGATTTCTAAATGTTGGGTTAACTATACTGATCCAACAATGCGATATAGTACTTGGCATATACACATGAGACCAGAAAATCCTCCTTTACGTTGTACTTCTGTTGTTTATCTGAAAGGAGAAGAGAGATGTGGAACTTTGTTTAGAAAAAATAATAGAATTTATAAGACTAAAGGTAAGATAGGATCTGTAGTTACTATTCCACCACATTTAGAACATTCGGTTCCGGAAGATATAATAAAACCTAGATTTTCTATGGCTATTGATTTTGCTGTTTAATTAAAACTATTATGAATTTTACTGTATACTCAAAAGACAACTGCCCATACTGCTATAAGGTCAAACAGGTATTAGAATTGACAAATAGCAATTATGTGGTTTATAATCTCGGTGAGGACTTTACGAAAGAAGAGTTCTATGCCGAATTTGGGAAAGGATCTACCTTCCCACAGGTAGTATGTGACAATAAAAAATTGGGAGGTTCCGTTGACACAATCAAATTCCTCAAGGAACATCAACTCGTCTGATGATAACATAAATAAATCAGAGATCCACAGAAATCGTGGTATTGAGTTTCTACTTAATGGAGGTAAAAGAGAGCAGACTTATCCATTTCATATCATCTTCGAAAAGATGGTTTGCTTTCTAAACAGGGAAGTTACCATCTATTTCGAGTTTTCCTTTAAGTCAAGGAAGAGAAAAGTAATTTCCCGGAGAAAGAAAAATGTTAGCAGCTAGTTTAGTATTTGGCTCATTCTTGACAATTTTATTTCTTATAGTGGGAGCACTGGTTGGATGGACTGCCAGAGAATACATGATGAACTATCGGGAAGTACCAAGACCTCACCCCGAAATGTTTGATAATCAAGGAAACTTGATACCAGATGAGGTGATCGCATTTAACTTTGATAACTATCATGACTACGAAATCAACGACGAAGAAGACGACGACGAGTAAACCAAAGACAACCCAAAGTCTAGATCTTCCAAATAATCCTCTCATTTTTGAGATTTTAGATCTCATATCTAGACAAAGATCCAAAGCAAAAAAAGTAGAGGTTCTTCAGAAATACAATCATGATGCTCTTCGCATGTTGTTGATCTGGAACTTTGATGAATCTGTTATTTCTGCACTTCCAGAAGGAGCAGTTCCTTACTCTGGATATGCAGAACAGAATACTTATAGCGGAACTCTTTCTACCAGGATTACGGAAGAGGTTCGTAGAATGTATGAGGTAGGATCTTTTTCTATTGGTTCATCCGACAGCAGTGCTAAGTCAACTCTTCGCAGAGAATGTAAACACTTTTATCACTTCATTAGAGGCGGTAACAATGGACTGACTGCTATTCGTAGAGAAACCATGTTCATCAATCTTCTGGAGGGTCTTCATCCTCTTGAAGCAGAGATTCTTTGTCTCGTGAAAGACAAAAAACTTTCTGATAAGTACAACATTACGAAAGATCTTGTTTCTGAGGCATTCCCACAGATTGTCTGGGGGAATCGTTCTTGATATGGGTAAGGGTATTAATATCATAAGTCCAAACTGTGATCCCTCAGCAGCAAAAGATTCTTCTCTCCCACGAGATTCGTATCTTGTTACCTATGGAGATAATAGTGAACAAAAGTATGATATAGTTCAAGGACTTCAATCAGATATCTTTGATCATTATTGGGACAAGTATCGTGATGTGAGAGGAATCAAATGGACTGATGGGAAAGTGAATCCTAAGATGTGGGGTTATGTTCCAAACGAAAAGAAGAAAAAGAAATGAATGAGGAAAATCTTAGAGATCAAATAAATCAACTGATTCGTAA